AGTTATACAATCCGTGCTTCTGCGCTGGTCAAGCTGTCACAACGTCTGACGGGAATGCCATCGAAGGACACAACGTGCTTGCCTCCAACCTGGTCCATCGTAAGATTGACGTTTGTGGTGTTAGCGATCTGCCTACGCAGTACAGAACGGAGTCCGCGATTCATGTAGAACGCAGGTCGGCCTTTACTTTGGTTTGGCAGAAGCTCGATAGCCTGGGCCATCAGGTCCGTAACATCAGCGCCCGCTGACTTATCAGCAGTCAAGAGAGACTGATCGACATTACAGATACGAACTACATATCTCCAATCCCGCACAGAGAGTCCAACGTCCCACTTGTAGTGAGAACGGTAGGCTTCCATTCGTCCAGAGTTACTGCCATCAGAAGCATCTTCAATTGTCACCTGACCTTTGTCAGTGAACTGGAGCCCCGCTTTTGATCCTTTAGGGTAGATGCCGTGAACGGTATCGGTTCCCCAGGAGATCAACCAGATGGAATTGTTATCAGCACCTGTACCGCCACCATCAATGATGTTGTCAGCGTTTGCAGGTCCAGTAATGTCATTGAAGCGTGGAGAGAATCCCGTGAACTCTTCTGGGCTCGTTCCCTCGTTACCATAAACCAGAGTGTCAGAGAACTCCTGGCTCATGCCTTCAATGTGAGCGCGGTCCTCACTCATACGAAACGCGGCTGTGTTGCCATTAAGATCAGCCAACTGCTTGTCAATCTCCGCGTAAGCCTCCAGGCTACCGGTTGTATCGGTGACCTGTACGTTGGTTGCTTTGTTGGGCTGAACGCCTCCATATAACTTTCTCCATGTAGGAGCGGGGAGTCCGGCACGAATCGTGGTGCGGTGTCCGGTAGGCAAGTTGCCCTCGGTCCACACCATGTCATCAAGGATTTCATTTGTCTCGTTGAGAATCTCAACGATATTTGCAATCTGCCCATCTGGATCAGTCGCTTTCGCTACATCCGCCAGGGTTGGATTTACTACTGATAAAGTTGCCATGCTTAATAGTCCTCATTAAAAAGGGTTGTAAAAATTCAACCCCTGGGACTCGCAAGCTCTATCAGTTGAAAATGCTCTACCAACTGAGAATCCGCTCAACATGGGCCATCCGTGGCCTTGATAGAGCAAGTCCGTTCCAGGTATTAGTTAGTTACTTATTCATATTCGGGTACATCACTTCCGCAGGAGTCTTCTTATTCTCCCTTGGCTTCATGTTGCCCATAACGAAACGATGATCCTCGCTCATCGCCTGTGTCATGCGGTGAACCATCCTGATAACAGAAGGATGATTGCCGTAACCTGTCTCGTTCATGAAGACCTCAATCTCGGTCATCTGCTGACCTTTCATGGTGCCATCCTGATGTAATACAGGCTTGCCATTTGCATCTGTGGCAGGGTCAGAGAAGGAGTTCATGGTCCGCCGTGCGGCAATCATGTTCTCCTGTAAATTAGCCCCACCAAACTCTTTGTCGTTCATGGACTCTTTTGCCCATTCCTGATGCATCGCCTCCCTTGCTTCCTGGGAGTTGCTGACAGAACTCAAATGCTTGTCGAGCATTGCTTGCGCGCGATCCGCCTCAGGTAGTTTGTTCAACTCATCTACAAACGACATATAGTCAGACTTCCCCTCATCACTCATCTCATAACCGTCTGGGACAGTAAGAGTAAATTCAGTTGGCTGACTATCCTGCTCTTGCTTCTCCGAACCAGCCTCGGACGTTGTCTCTTGGCTTTCTGTGGTTTCGGTTTCCTTCTCCGCCGTGGCTTCTGCCGTTGCGGTTCCTTCCTGTGATTCTTCAGACATTTGGTTCTCCTTAGATATTTAGAAACATCTTTATTGCTTGCTCCTGGTTCGCTTGCAAGATTTCATCTTTGATTCGATGTCCTGCCTGGTTACGCCCAATCGCCTTATAAATTTCCACATTGTTCGTACCGCTAATGGGTACATTTATGTTCAAGAACGTAAGCACTCCCTTTAAATACCTGCGTCCATGCTCTGATTCGAGTATGTGCCGAAGGTCATCAATCCTTTGATCTACCTTGCTCTTTGCGTCCTGCTTCTTCCTCTCGCGCTTCTCGAAATCGTAGTGACTTGTCATAATTGAGTGAATTGACTCGCGACATTGTTAGCCACGTTGTCTAAGGCGTTGCCACTGCCTTCGGTTTCTGTTTCGCTTAACGTCTTCGCCGTATTCGCGATCTCTGGTATCATTGCCATTTGTTGCTGTTTAGCCTGTGCCTCGGCTCGTTCCTGCCTGATAATTGCTACATCCTCATTAGCAACAATCAAATGAGGAGATATGCCGAGCATCTCGCTGTACTCATCAATCATATCGTCAGCATTGAGCTTGTCTAATACCTCTGGTTTTACCGCTGACATCTGGCCTACTGTCCCAAGGATACGATCCAACGAAGCGATACCCACTGACTTCTGTGCTTGCGCTAACATCGACACATACTCAACACCAATGTCCTGTCCTTGCAACTCTTCAGGAGGAGGAGGGAACAAACCGTCTTCCAGGGCAATGGTGAATGAGTTATCAATCAATGGATCGAGTAGCTCGTTCTGGTTACGCTCCAGGACAGGTCCAAGGATGAGAAGTTTCTCTTCATGTTTCTCTTGGATTTCTCTTGCTGTTTCAGGTTGCTGGCGTTGCTGTGCCGAAATCATCTGGAACATATCAACGAAGAACGCAGAGTTGATACGCCCACGCACATCAGCTATGTCTTCTAATAGATGCTGAAGGTTAAGGTTGACCTCGAATGCTGATCTGATACCACCCGTAGGAGCGGCAGGATCGTAATAGGAGGTTCCACCAGGCAATACATCTTCCATTCCACGGAGCGCCGTAGGAATCTGGAGCGGAGGGTCTGCCTGGTAGTCAATCCCTTTAGCTTTCTTTAGTTGATCGTCTTGCAGTTGAAGAACATCGCCGAGTGCGGTCATGCCAGGACAATCGGAACCGTACACATCACCACCACGCACAATCCACCTCGGTGACAGGACAGGGAACTGCTTGAACCCTGACTCACGCAAGGTCATGTTGTTGTCTTGGCCAGACTCAATGAACACTGACTCCCAAGGCATATTCCTGTTATTGCTTTTCAGGACATCTCTCTCTTTTCTAGGCTGGATGGCGTGTATCACGGTTGCCCATTCATCCATGTTGCCTTTTTCGTAAAGCGCCTGTGATGCCAGGGAAACATTCTCAAACCCAAACTCCTGGACCATTGGAGCTATCTGCATCTGCATCTCGCGATAGATAGTGTCAATCTCATAACGGTTGTTCTGTGCAATGTAGAACTCACCTACGGTTTGAGGGTAAAGCCTGATAACGTCTTTATGGTCACGGAACACATAGGCACAAGCAGTACCGAATGCCCCCATCTCCTCGTAAATGCTGTGCAATACGCGGTAGACGTTAGACCTGGCAAAAAGATTACGCATAATCTCTGCCGCTTCATTCAGCCATATCTTTACGGGCTGATACTCCATCAACTCGCGATCACGCAGTGCCAGGTTGAACCACTTACGCGCTGGAGATGACATCCCTGCCATCATGCCAGCCGCAAGAACATTCAATGCCCTGGTCGCTGTGGAATCGTATATAGATAGGTTGCGCCTCTCACCCTTGTTACGGTCTTCAAGGAAATACCTGCCTGACCGAGGTAGGATGCTCTCTGTTATCTGTTTCCAGTGAGAGAAATAGGACTTTTGCTCCAGCTTCAGAGTGCCAAGTCTCCTCATGTACTTTTCGTTTTCTTCTGCCATCAGTGCCTCCATGCACATTGCCTGGAGCATCCTTGCCCCAGGATAAAACTACGCCAACAAGTTACTGCTTAAGTTAAGCTCACTATCATCCAGCCCACCACCTGTCAGCAACGTATCCTGCTTCGTTGTGCCACCAGCCTTCTTTGCCGTCTTGATAGCGTCCGTAGAAGAAGTGTCAGCCGCCTTCTTCGCTTGCTGAATAGATGCCGCATTGAACGCTGAATTGTCGGGAGCCTTTGGGGGCTTGGGTGCCATTGCCGCAGAGGCTATGGTACTCGCCGCCATCAGTGCCAAACCTACCCCAACTGAAATACACATACTAACCTCCGAGTAAAGTCTTGCCGGTACTCAAGGAACTATCACCAATTCCCTGTGTCCCTTGTGTGAATATTGATGAGGAAGCTCCACTACCACCCCTACCCTCCTTGAGAGAAGACTGCTGTCTCTTTACCTCACTGACCGCCACCCTTTTCGGTGCCTTCTTTACTGGCGCAGGAGGAGGTGGAGGAGGACTAGGTCGTGATGGTGATGAGAATTTGCCCATAACTATTTGTTCCCTATGTTGAGGCTAAGTACGGGACCAACATCAGCGAAGCCAGCCTTCTTAACCAAGTTAATGAATAATTGTTGATACTTTGGGCCAAGCCCTGCGGTTGCTGTAGAGAATGCGTGAGAACAGCCTTTCTTCTCTGCCCACTCTATTACCGCTTCGATGATCCGCCTGGACGCATCTGTCACTTCACCATTAGCAGGAACCCAGAACTTGCACATATAGCAGAAAGGTTTGTCATGGTACTCAAGACTTGTGGCAACTAAAGCGCACCCGACAATCTCACCTTCATGCTCTGCTATGATGATGTCTTGCGAGTCACCCATGATGTATTGCCAAGTGTAACTAGTAGCGTGGTAATCATTAAAATCCAGACCATAATCACTCTCACTGTTTGCCGCTCTTTTAACTTCAAGCAGTGGATAAAGATCATCACTGTCTGCAATCCTGACTGTGGTCTTAATTATCTTCATCATCGTTTCATTAGTGGGTTGTAGTTTCTGCGCTTCTCTGCCATATCGCCACGCATCTTCGCCATTCCCTTCGGTGCTACTGGGTAAGCAAAGGTCAAAGCCAAAGCATCACCCAGGTCAGGTGAAGCCAGCCCTCTCCGTTTCATATCTTCTTTCTTTTCAAGCTGTATCTTATTGGTAGGGGTGAATCCATACTCAACCCCGATAAGGTCATCCATTAATTCTCTATCGTCAGGGATAGCACCACCTGGCAACCACTCCCTCATGTTGCCCCACATCTCTGCCCGTTTGTTTTGGTATCTGGCATCTTCTGCCTTACTGCCGAAGTTGACTTCTGTAACATTGACATGAAGCTGTCGAAGCCTGTCAACTACTCCGCCTCCAACTCCACCCCCATCAACGAAGACTGCATCGACTTGATGCAATCGCACGGACTCCGCAACGTGAGCCGCCAGTTGCATTGTGTCGATGTTTCTATAGTCTTGCCAATCAATGGTCCTTGCATCGCGTCCTCGCCGGAAACAGACAACAGATTGGTCATCTCCAAATCTGGCAACGTCAACCCC